TCGAGCAAACAATTCTTAGCAATCTTGTTTTTAATGAGCAGTATTGCAGAAAGGTAATTCCATTTATTAAAAATGAATACTTTACTAGTAAAGGATGTTCAATCCTATTCAATGAGATACATGATTATGTTAGTCAGTATGATTCACTACCATCTAAGACTGCATTAAGTATTGAATGTGATAATAGAGATGATCTCACTGAAGAAAACTATAAAGAGATTCAAAATAGTATCAATGAATTGACTGATGAAGATCATGATATTGATTGGTTAGTTAATACAACAGAGACTTGGTGTCAAGAGAGAGCAATATATCTATCTCTCATGGAATCTATTAAGATAGCAGACGGACAAGATACAAAGAAAGAGAAGGGTGCAATACCACAGATACTTTCTGATGCTCTTTCTGTATCTTTTGATAGTCATATTGGTCATGATTATGTTCTAGATGCAGAGACAAGATATGATTTTTACCACAAGAAAGAAGAGAAGATCCCATTTGACTTGGAGTACCTCAACAAGATCACAAAGGGTGGTCTCCCAAATAAAACTCTTAACATCGCTCTTGCTGGCACTGGTGTTGGGAAGTCTTTATTCATGTGCCATGTTGCTGCGAGTGCTTTACTCCAAGGTAAGAATGTATTGTACATCACTCTTGAAATGGCAGAGGAAAAGATAGCAGAAAGAATTGATGCTAACCTTTTAAATGTTAATATAAAAGATCTTGCAACGTTGCCTAAAGTAATGTTTGATAATAAGATTAATACTCTAAGTAAGAAGACACAGGGTAAACTTATTATTAAAGAATATCCTACAGCATCAGCTCATGTAGGACACTTTAAAGCATTGCTACAAGAACTTGCATTGAAGAAAAGTATTAAACCTGATATAGTCTTTGTAGACTACTTAAATATTTGTGCCTCTCAAAGGTATAAAGGATCTATTGTTAACTCTTACACTTATGTTAAAGCGATTGCAGAAGAGCTTCGTGGACTTGCTGTCGAAGCTAACGTACCGATTGTTAGTGCTACTCAAACTACTCGTGCTGGTTTCGGGTCTACTGATGTTGACCTTACTGACACTTCAGAATCCTTTGGACTCCCTGCTACTGCTGACCTTATGTTCGCTCTCATATCTACTGAGGAATTGGAAGGTATGAATCAAATAATGGTGAAGCAGTTAAAGAATAGATACAATGATCCTACTATGAATAAAAGATTCTGCATAGGTATTGACAGAGCGAAGATGAGGCTGTATGATATCCAAGATGCCCAAGAGGGTTTAGTTGATGCTGGCAAAGAAGAAGTGCCAGAAATCGTCAAGAAATTTAACACCAAACAAACATTTGCTAAATTAAAATATGATTGATTTTGAAAAGTATGCACACTTTGTGAATGCTGTAACATCTGAAGAATCAAAAGATTATATTTCTTTCAATTCTAGATGCTTTGAGTTGCAGAAAGATCCTGGTGGGATTCCCATACATAGACTATTAACTGCTGCACTAGGTTTGACTGCAGAGTCAGGTGAGTTTACTGAGATCATTAAGAAGATGGTCTTTCAAGGTAAACCAGTTACTCAAGATAATCTATTTCATATGAAACGTGAATTAGGTGATATCATGTGGTATTTTATACAAGCATGTATAGCATTAGACGTTTCTCCTGAAGAAATCATTGAGATGAATGTAGACAAACTAAAAGCAAGATATCCTGGTGGAGAGTTTGATGTTCATAAATCAGAAAATAGAAAGGAGGGTGACGTATGAGCTATGCATTACTAAGTGTTTCAGATAAAAGTGGTATTACTGTTCTTGCAAGAGGATTGATTGAGGTTGGATATAAAATTATATCTAGTGGTGGTACCTATGCTGCTCTTCAAGCAGAGGGTATACCTGCAATAAAGGTATCTGATTATACTGGATCTCCAGAGATTCTTGAAGGTAGAGTAAAGACATTACATCCAAAAATTCATGGAGGTATTCTTGCGAAACGTAATGATGAAGTGCATGATGCCGATAGAGAAGCAAATGATATTGAACTTATTGATATCGTTGTAGTAAATTTATATCCATTTAAACAAACGATTGAGAAAGAAGGTGTAACCTTTGAGGAAGCAATAGAGAATATTGATATTGGTGGTCCTAGTATGGTAAGGTCAGCAGCAAAGAATCATAAACATGTTTCTGTATTAACTAATCCTAATCAGTATGGAATGTTTATTGATCTTTTAAAAAACAATTTAGTTTCTGTTAAATTAGAAGATATGAGACCTCACTTTGCTCAAGCAGCATTTATACATACTGCTGAGTATGATCAGAATATTGCTAATTGGATAACTGAATGTTTGAACTGAATAAAAATTTAAATGTTCGTACAGAAAAAGTATATGATTGTAATTTTCAAAGACTTGATGATGTACACATTGTTGATAATTTTTATTCAGACCCAGATGAAATAGTTAAATTCTTTTTAGATCAAAATGCTCCATTGCATAAGGGTGCAGAGAATGGGCTTAATGGAATATCATTTGAGGATAGAAGATTTAGTGCAGGCACAAATCTGTCATATCCAGCGTATGAATTTCTCCAGAATATACATGGGCAAGTACCTGAAAATCATGGAGCAGTTACTACTAATCAAACTAGGTTTTTTAAACAGGAGTTTAATAATTATAAAGATAATTATTGGTGGCCACATACTGATGAGGGATATACTGCTATAGTATACTTAAATAAAAATGATTACGTTAATGGTACTAACCTTTATGAGCAATTGGTTGCTGTAGATCAGGAAGCAACGGAACATCAAGAACCTTGGAAACCAAAAGTATATTACAATTGTCTTAAACATATTAAACCAGCATATAATAGGCTGGTATTATTCAATGGTTTGTGTTATCATGGTATGAATATCTGCAACGATAGATATTTTGATGATGAATACAGACTAAATCAAGTTTTCTTTTTTAAAAATGGCACTATCTAAACAAACTCAAGACTACCTACTCGAAGCAGAGGGGAGTATTAGGTCAGCAATTAAGTCTGCTGCTACTAATGAAAAACCATTGGTTGTAACTCAACTATCTAAACTACTATATGATCTAGATCATCTTAAAGAGTTTGAAAGTCTTATGGATGTTGTAGAAAAAGAATTAGAAATATGAGATTAACTGAAGAAGTAATTAACAAGATTGCAGTATTAATGCAACACACCAAAATGAATGGTGATGTTAATTGGAAGGATGGTGATGAGATAGATGTCTGCTTAGGTGGACATTTTGCTGGTGATAAATTCATTAGCATTATAAACAGAACACGTAGCAACACTACTAAAAAATGACAGATGATTTTGCACCTTTAGATTTCAAGAAAGAGGGTATTGTATTAGATTACAAGACTGCTGGTGTTGATATAGATGCTGGTAATAAGTTTGCTAAATCTATTCCAATTACCAGTCATGGATTTGGTGGTATGTTTCAGGTTCCTTCAGGATATGAGGAACCTATTTTAGTATCTGGGACTGATGGTGTAGGAACTAAGATTGATATTGCACAAGCTGCTAATGACTATACAACTATTGGTATAGATCTTGTTGCTATGTGTGTTAATGATATAATCACCTGTGGTGCGAAACCATTATACTTCTTAGATTATATTTCTACTCAGAAGTTGGATGATAAGATACCTGATATTATGAAAGGTATTATTAAAGGTTGTGAGATAGCTGGTATAGAACTTATAGGTGGTGAGACTGCTGAACATCCCCAGTATCAGATGAAGATTGATCTTGCTGGATTTTGTACAGGTATAGTGGAGAAAAAGAAAGTTATAGATGGTAGATATATTAGACCAACTGATAAAGTTATTGGATTAGAAAGTAGTGGTATTCATAGTAATGGATATAGTATTGTTAATTACTTGGCACGTAGACTTAAGTTAAATTATTGCAATCATCCTGAGTTACTTACTCCAACAACCATATATGCACCAGTAGTTAAGGAATTGCTTGATGAGTTTGATGACATATATGGCATGGCACATATTACAGGTGGTGGTATACCAGAAAATTTACCAAGGTGCTTACCTAAAGAATTGAAAGTGGATGTTGATTGGAATTCTTGGAGGGTACCAGAGATCTTCTTAGAGATTCAACGTCAAGGTAATATGGATGAGATGGAAATGAGAAGAGTATTCAATCTTGGTATTGGATATTGTGTAATTGTTCCTGACAATATTAAATATTATGTGATGGATCTTATTCGAGAATTTGGTATTAATTGTACTGAGATAGGAGAGATTTATGTTTAATGATGTTTTAATTAATCAAATTCAATTATCTGAAGTTAATATAGTTATTGATACCTTTAGAAATGCTGTAAAAAATCCAGACAATTTGTTAGTAGAAACACCTTTCCCCAGCTCTTGTACAAGAAAAGGTATTCAAACTAAAAATATTTTTATATTAAATGATTTTAAACCTATATTAAAGTTACTTCAAGATATTAGAAATATTTTAACTCAATCAATTGGTCAACGTATGGAATATTATTGGGCTCATATGATTGAATATGAAGAGGGTGGATGGCAAGCAGAGCATCATCATGCACCCAAAGAAGATGTATCATTTATTTTATATCTAACTGATAATGATGATGGACAAACATATTTTAAAATTAATACTGATGATGGGTTAGATTATGAATTGCATACCTTTCCTAAGAAAGGAAAGTTAGTTTACTTTGATGCTGTTTATGATCATGGTGCTAAAGTAACTAAGACTAACAAGATGGTTCTTGTAGGTGGGTTGCGATTTATGAAAAACTGATGTATAATGTTAGGGATTAAAAATTTATTATGGCAGACAAAATTACTAAGGCACGAAATCAAGTGAAAAGCAAATTTTATTATTTGTTTTGGGGTGCTGCAACTGTATCAGTGTTTGCTGGCCAGTTATATGTTGGGTCTGGGTATCGTCAGATGTCCCAATCATTTAATCGTATCATGGATGCGATAGTAGTTGAGATTACACAAGGTGATCGTGATATGTTCTACTAAATATTAGTGGAGACCTGTATGAACTAATGGCTACGATGTGGAACATGCCTTATAATGAGGCACAGTCAAAAGCAAGAACAGTAAAAATATTATCTACTTTTAATACCATTACTAAAGGTATGCCAGAAAAGGATTTCTTTTTTGCCGATAGTAATTGGTCGGGTGGTAAAGCAATGTGGCAGATTAAAGTATCTGAGGCTAACTTAGATAAATTTGAGCAGAACATTGAAAAGTTTGATCCAGATCACGAAGGTGTTAAGACAGTAAGTGGTAAGGCAGCATTAGATTATGTCTTTGGTGCGGTAAAGATTAGGTTCTTAGCAAGTCATAAGAAGAGTGCTAAGGCAGCAGATGCTAAGACAACTGCTATGCAAGAGAGAGCATCAGCATGGATAATGAAACGTGCTATTAAAGATTCATATACTTATAAGAAGTGGACGGATATTAAATTAGATCCAAAGTATGCTGAGTTAGAAAAGATTTATCCAAATGTAGGAGAGGAATGGTTAAAGGTATTCTATGCTCAACAGGCAAGGATGTTAACGGAATTTAGTGATGTTAAATTTAAAATCTTCAATAGAGATGAGGGTTTTATGGGATATATTTCAGACATAGTAAAGAGAAAGTTTGGTGTTAGTAAGAAAGATACTTGGAACCCTGCTGACATATGGTGTATACAAAATCAAAAGAAAGTTGAAGAAATAATTGATCAAACTATTGATGGTAATGGGTCACAAACAATACTTGAATTGAATGCAGTATTGCGTAAACTTTTTACAGAGAGAAAGGTTGTTGGTATATCTCTTAAGAAAGTATCGGGTGCTACTGCTAAGTATGAAGAGTATAATGTTCGTAAGGATGGGTTGGAAGCAGATTATAATTTCAATGTAGATAG